ACTTGAAATTAGCGAGCGCGTCTACGGTCTCAGTGCCACCGCAGTAGTCGCTGTTCTTTGCTCGCATGATGTCGAGCGTTTTAGCGCACGTCTCTTCGTGGAGACGGAATAGGGTTTCGGGTTTCATAATACTTCTTCCATTTTATCCCACAGGAGCTTCATAATTTCTTCTCGGTAATCATCCGCTTCTGAGGGGCTGAACCCGTATTCTTCTATGTGTTCCCCAAAGTCTGCCTCACGGTGGAGTAAGAAAAGACGAATAATATCTAGGTTCTGCCAATCTAATTGTTTTTTCATTATTTTACTGGTATTGAATCTCCTCTGATCAGTAGGCCGTCGCCCTCTGCTGGCACAAGAACCCTGATCCCTTTCGGCAACGATTGCAGGTAGAACACTTCGCGAGCCGTTGACGGTCTCACTCGATACCATAGGCCGTCGGCGGTATCGACAGGAAATCGGAAATCAGAACCCTCATCTACGCGGGTAATGAACCTTGCCCCTACTTCGGGTTCGCGGTCTTCAAACATTGCGACGGTATTAAATCTCTTTTCCGGTCTCGGCGTCAATCGTTTTTTTCTGTTTTATCGCCCCTCCTCCCTTGTCGGCTTTGGAGTTATTGAGGATAGAAATATCGATCTGCATCTTACTACTGCCGCCGCCAGTCTTCGCGTTAAGACCTAAGTTACGGCGAATAAGCTGGTCGAGTTCAGACATCTCGCGGATCGTCCTCGGCCCACGCAGGGTCTTCATCGAGTCACGCAGTAACTTAATTCCGGCTGCGGCTACGTAGTGCTGGTATTTGTCAGCGGGCGAGTTCTGCGCCTCCGCGATCTCGCTAAGGGTAACGTCCTCTTCTTTCGACGCTCGGAACCGTTCTTCAACAATGGCCGAACTAACCGTCTCGTTAAAGTGTTCTTCAATATCTTCTTTAAGCTGGTCTTTGTCGTCGTCCGGTTTCAGGTGTTCGTCTTTGACTTTTTTATTGTGGATCAGGTTGTCGAGAACCTTGCCGTCCGACATATCCCCGTTCATCTTTGCAGCGACTCCGTGCTTCTTCAGCCATTTACGAATTGTGTTGCGGTGAACCCCAATGTGTTGACCAATCGCACTATTACTGTAACCTTCTTTGTTAAGGCGCAAGGCTTCGGCCTCGCACTCCCGTATAGGTTTTTCAGACATCCACTTAATTATGCCTTCCGAAGCAGATAAACGCAAGCGCGTTCTGGAGCCGCGCATCGATCCACAATCCAAGAAAATGGACGTGGGCGGTATGATGATCCAGCCCACCAGTCTCCTTACCGCTCTACTTTACGGTTTCGCGCAGCACCCGAACGACAAAGCCAAAGAGTTCTATTTCTGGCGAATCTGCGACGAACTCTGGAATAGGGAAGAACTACCGGAGCCTATGATGGTCCGCCACCCTTGGGCCGAAAAGATGATTCGGGCAGCGATTAAGCACAAGTATCTGGCGGTAGGTGGTTCTGCGTCGTCTGGTAAATCACACACAATGGCCGCATGGGGAATCGTCCAGTGGCTATCTCAGCCACGCGATACGCTGGTTCTGATGACCTCGACTACCTTACGGGAAGCACGAAAAAGGATTTGGGGTTCAGTGATGTCTTTGTTGTCCGTGATCGATGGTGCGCCGATCAAGATACGGGATTCGATAGGAAACGCGGCCTACATCGATGAAAACGGCACGCTTATCGAGAGGGCTGGTCTTTCGCTTATCGCAGCGGAAAAATCTAAGACGCGAGAAGCCATCGGAAAATTCATCGGAATCAAGCAGAAGCGGGTGATTATGATCGGTGACGAGCTTTCAGAACTCTCTGAGAGCATTTTGCAGGCTGGTCTGACTAACTTATCGAAGAACCCATTCTTCCAGATGATCGGTATGTCCAACCCGAACAGCCGATTTGACGCTTTCGGCGTCTGGTCGGAGCCGAAAAAGGGCTGGGAGTCCGTCGATACGCAGACCGCTGACAGGTGGACCACTAAATGGAACGGCCATTACCTCCGGCTGGACGGTGAGCGGAGTCCGAACATTACGTTAGGGGAGGTTAAATATCCTTGGTTACCGACTGCTGAGAAGCTGGCAGAGGACAGGGCGTTATTGGGGCCGGAGTCCAGAGGATACATGAGGATGGTTCGCGCAGTCTTTTTCGACTCTGACGAAACGACGGGAATCTACTCTGAGGCGGAGCTTACCAAAGGTGGCGCGATGGGGGAAGTGGACTGGGCCGAAAAACCGACAGTGGTAGCCGGAATAGACCCTGCCTTCACCAACGGCGGCGATAGGACGATCATGTATACCGCCGAAGTAGGCTACGCCCGAAACGGCCAATACGTATGTAAATTGGGAGAGGCGATCCACCTAAACGATGACGCCACTAATAAAGCGGTTCCGCGCACCTACCAGATCGTCCACCAGATTATAGATCACTGCAAACGGAGGAATATCTCTGCTAACAACGTAGCACTCGACTCGACTGGAGCGGGTGCGCCGTTCTGCGACGTGTTGGCTGGCGAATGGTCGAGCGACTTCATGCGCGTCACCTTCGGCGGTAAAGGATCAGACAAGCGTGTTAGCATGAACAGCCAGCTTACCGGAGCCGAACTCTACACGAATCGGGTATCTGAACTCTGGTTCGTCGGCAAGGAACTGCTGAGAACTAAGCAAATCTACGGTGTGTCGTCGGATCTCGCGCAAGAAATGTGTGCCAGAAACTACGACATGACTAAAGGAACAGGCACGCTGCGAGTGAAGATTGAGTCAAAACCAGAGTTCAAGGCACGGTTTGGTCGCAGTCCAGACTTGGCAGATGCTGCTTTCTTGGCTCTCGATTGCGCTCGCCAGCGATTAGGATTAGTGGCTGTTGATCCACCGAAAGACGATGACGGTAAGGGATTCAGGAAACGGGTTACGATTAAAAGTCTTAGCGGTGCGCTCAATAATCCAGATACCAGTCTGATCAGCTAAAAAAAACTTTTCTCTGAGGCTTTGAGTATCTTATAATATATTATAAGATACCAAAGGTCTGGGAAAAAAGTTTTTTTTGCCCCGAATCCCGAAGATTGACACCTGTTCCTAAAACATGTATCTTCTGCCTGTGGCGAATAAACGATTCAAGCGGCTCCCTTCTGGCCGTATCCAATACCACGGCGAGACGTTCGCTGGCTTTAATAAGCCTAAACGCGCCCCGAAAGGGTCGAAAAAAAAATTTGTCGTGTTAGGCAAGGAAGGTGACAAAATCAAGAAAGTCTCGTATGGACATCGTGATTACAGCGATTTCACCAAACACAAGAACCCGAAGCGTCGGGCTAATTTCAGAGCCAGACACAACTGCAAAACCGCGAAAGATAAGACCACCGCACGCCACTGGGCCTGCAAGCACCTCTGGTAATCATGGCTAAAAGCAAAAAAGACGAGCTTAAACAAGCGAGTGCCTCCGTTAAGGCGAAGAATACCGCTTCTACGGCAGAAGCAGCTCCGGCAGCTCCGGCAGAAGCAGCTCCAGCAGCTCCGGCAGTTGGAAGTTCCGCTTACTTCGCGCCCCGCTCTCTCAGCGGCGGACCGTCGAAAATCTCAAGAGCTGGTATGGAGGACACTCCCTCAAATATGCCGAGTTCAGACGCTGGCTCTCCGGCAGTTGGTAGTTCCGCCTACTTCGCGCCCACCTCTCTTAGCGGCGGACCGTCGAAAATATCAAGAGCTGGTATGGATGAAACGGCTCCACCATCTCCGGCAGAAGCAGCTCCGGCAGAAGCAGCTCCGGCAGAAGCAGCTCCGGCAGTTGGTAGTTCCGCTTACTTTGCACCCACCTCTCTTACAGGAGGGCCATCGAAAATCTCAAGGGCTGGTATGGGAGACGAGTTCCCTACAGGCGCAGCAGAAGCAGCTCCGGCAGTTGGTAGTTCCGCTTACTTCGCGCCCCGCTCCCTTACTGGAGGACCGTCGGAAATCTCAAGGGCTGGCCTGTTGTCGGATGTAAAATCTGACCTCCGCAAGAAGACAGCGAAGCCTGTATCTAAAATCTAACACTCTCGTAATCATGGACAGTAAAGAAGAAGAAGAAAAAAAAGCAGCCGCTGCTAAAAAAGTAGCCGCGCTTAAACAAGCGAACAATGCTGTTCAGGCGAGTAAGAACGCTAGCCAACCCAATTACAATATAGGAATAGACAAAGAAACTGCGTCGCAATACAACTTGGCTTTTGAAGATGCTGGTATCACCCCGACACCCACCTCTACGGTTGAGCCACCGACCCCTACGTCCTCTGAGGGAACGAGTAGTCTACCGAAATTCGGATCAAAAATCGAGGGTAAGGAATATAAAGCTTCAAATGATAAAAATTTTCTTGAAGAAACCGCCCAATCAGATCGCGAGGACGAAGAAAGAAAACAACA